TAGCAACGGCTGATCTAACCGCATCTTTGACTAGTGCTTGTACTCCAGTAACAGACGCAAAATCGCCTTCAATGATTTCTACTTCATTAAGGCGGCGTAAGACTTGATTACATAGACTGAGATAGTTGCTTGGCATATCATACCTTTAGATGGAGGAATGGGGCCAACATTTAAGCCAGCCCCAAAAAGTTTATGCTAAGTAGTCACGGTCTGCATTTGTTGCTACGCCAATTTCTGTGTCAGACACATCCATTAGAATTGCATAGACTCGTACCTTACCAGTAGTCAAAGCAGTGCCTGACTGGGTGGCAAGTTTGATGTCGATAGTCTCTGCGGCTACAGCTAGAAGCGGCTGATATGCAGCAGCGTTCTGAGCAAACGTACCCGCTGCTGTTCCATCGTCAGCATCAAAGCCATCTACGAAACAATCAACGTCAACGCCTGTTCCAAGATCAAGCGTAGTTGTGCCTGAAGATGCAACTGTATCCACCTGAATACCAGCATTTAAGATTACAGTTCCCGCAGGAACTGCAATACACGGAATGATATCGTTTGCCGCCAAAGCGGAACCTTTATCAGAAAGTGCTGTAGCAAAGTTCACAATAGTCTGAACCATGTACGGATTGCGACCACGCTGCGAAGAGCCTCGTGCAGCCGCTAAAGTGTTATCACCAAGTGCCATGTTTTTTCTCCTTTACGCAGCGTTATATTTAGCAGTTACAAGTGCTTCTGGACGAAGTATCTTCGAACCATAGACCTGCATTCCGCGCACGATGTCTGCAAAGCTATCTGGATCACGGTATGTTTCCGTCTTTGAGATAGTTTCAGCAGTTGCAATAGCTGAGTCATGACCAGCGACTATAACGCCAAAATTAGCGTTGTCATTGCTGGTACCAGATTTTCCACTTCCTTCGCCGACCGCTGGAAGATTCGATGAAGTATATACACGGAAGCCGTGGAAGTTCTTCAAAGTCAAACCGTTACGAAGCGCACCTGATTCACCAAAATCAGCGTTCATGAAGCGTGAATCTTCATCTGCTAATAGTTCCATGAATACGGGATCAACACATAACCAACGACCCTGTGAATCAACTTGCTGTTGATCTAGTAGACGTTTCATACGAGCAACAACCATTGCTGGTGAAGCTGTAGCTGTTGGTAATGCAGTAGCACCTGGCAAACGTGCTGCTAAGGGGATCGAGTGATCGCCAGCAGAGCTTGTCGTGATGTTACCAAACGAACCTTTAGTTAGCTTCATAGAAGCCAATAATTCGTCTGTACCAGCAGTTGTTACTGATTTATCACCGCGTGATGTAGTATTTACTGCATCTGCTGATGAATGAATCGTTGATTGCTTATAACCTGATAAATAACCAAGAACGTCTTGGTCAAACTGGTCTGCCAGACGATAAGCTGCCCGATCTACTGCCAGTTGCATAAAGTTTACATGCCATGTTTTCGACAGATGGCGCTAGTTATCTGCCCGTTCTCTTATGAACTGCTGCATATTACTATGCAGAGAAGACCATATTATCACCCTAGATTTTCTAGGGGTTAGCCGCTTCGAGCCGCTTGGCTCTACTCCCTTTCGGGATGGTCGTTGGACGTTCCTCTTTCAAGGCTTCGCTGCTGATTGCCCCCGCCACTACACGGTAGGGTGTCCCAGACAATTCAACTAATTCTTCGATAGGGATTACTCCCTAAAGCTCCCATTATATTAAGAGTGTGCTTCTTCAATATCGTCCATCTTACCTGAATCTTCAGTAGATTACGCTAATTATCTACCCGTTCTCTTATGAACTGCTGCATGTTTCCATGCAGAGGAGACTATATCATCACCCTAAATTTAGGGGCTAGGCGCTTCCACCCGCTTGGGTGTACTTTCTTGCGAAATAGTCGTTGAACCTTCCTCTTTTGAGGCTTGGCTGCTGATTGCCCTCGGCTTTACGTTAGGGTGTCCCAGACAATTCACCTAGTTCTTTAGACGGGATTACTCCCGAATGCGTCCTCAATGAAACGCAAAGTAGTTTGCTTTATCCACGACTAATGAAAAGTCTTCATCGTCCAAATCTTGTGGATTTATTGTGGTTCCGCGAGCATACGCACTTACGGAAATCTCAGGTTCTTTAATAATACGAACTGTATCGCCCTGAGATGAGATTTCGCCGAAGAAATCTGAGTTGGAAATATCACCTACAACAGTAGCTTTTCTAAACGCAAGCTGCGTTTTTTTGCTGTAAATAACACTTGAGAAGTTGCCGTTGGGTAACGAGCCGTGGCCTGGGGCCGATTGAAATGCCATTATATATATCCTTGAATGAAATGGCTGTAAATTCACTCCAATGCTCAACTGACATTTCAAAGATTACCGAAGTTAACGGCACTCTGTTAAGTGTTATGAAAATGTAGTGTTGAAACTTGGAGCAGCTAAATCAGACAATTTAACAATAGTGTCAGACTATAAAGAGTAACGCCTAAACGGTTCTATACGTGCTGGTAGACTTTGTAGTATTATCTGGGAGTATGGATGTAGGGTATACTAAAAAGTGTCCTAGACCTCTGTTGTTCATTGCTTACATTATACCACAATGAAATAGTTAGTGCAATAGTTGATTGCTCTATTAGGTGCTTAACGTGCAGCGCCTGAAATGTCATAAGAAAAGGTTCCTGCTTGCATAGAAGCTGTGATAGCCGCTTCATTGGCTTCGAACTCTTGAGCAGACATTTGGGAGACACCGCTTTCAGTAAAAGCAGTTTTACCTGATGGACTAGGTGAAGATGATGTGGTTCGGCCTACAGCCTGTGCTGCGGTACGATTAGTATTTTTCTTCTTACCTGTATCGGACTTGTACAAATCAATTGTACGCGAAGCCCATTGAGCATCAGTATCGTTTTTATAAACACTATCTTGCATTGCAGATGGCTGTAGCGCTACCCATTCATGAAAGGTAGGGTCTTGTCGGATGGAAGCAAAGTCTGGGTGAAATTGCATGAGCTGTTGCTCTGCGCTTTGTCGGTTTAAGTTCTTTTCAAACTTTTCAACTTGAACTAATCTCTTCTCGCCTTCTGCTAAGACTTCATTGGCACGTTTACGTGCAATCGTGTCTACAATCTTTGCAACATCAGGGTAGCGATTAGACCACGCTTCAACTTCTGCATCAGTCTTGGGGAATTTGATTTGCTTTTTAGTAGCCGCATCTAATTGAGCTTTTACTTGCGATAGCTCTTCATCCTTCTGATTGCGTACAGTTTGGATGTGACGCTGAATATCTTGGTATCTCTTCTTATAAGATTCCTCTTCAGCACCTAACTGCGGCTCTGCCGCAGCTTGTGTTATTTCTTCTGCGTAAGACATATCATTATCTTCAGTCTCTGCACGACGATATTTTACATTACTCATATATACCTCTTTGGGGCCAGCTTTGCTGGGTATCCAGATTAAACCTCAAATGCGAATTTATTTGATTGCATCATTGGCATTGATGATGTCCTCGGCGAAATCTCTTTAATCTCATCGGATTCATCTAATAGATCATCCACCTGAATAGTGGCGACCTCTACATCGACATCCATTTCGGTTTCGTCGATTTCTTCTTCAGCTTCATCTTCTTCAGGGGCTTCACCACCTTGAATTAAGCCTTCCATCTTCATAGCCATCAAACCCATTTCAGCTTCTTGTTGCATCATTTGGATATGTCTCAAACCGTGCCACTTAACTACGTGCGCTGGGATCACATACTCGTCAGTGCTAATCATAGCTTCGATGTCATCACGTACATTTTCTGGAGAAGCTCCAATTGGAATAGGGTTTCCAGAGACTTCATCATATCCCATAATGCCACTCATCAGCCCACCATGAGACATCTCGACAAGTTCATTTTTCTGTATTGCATCACCAATTTCTTTTTCACGGGCGGAAAGCTTACCGTCCTTATTGGTGTCGGCCTTTTTATCATCCCGTTGATATTTCTTAGATGCCATTTCTTCGCCCTCTTTAGTTGTAATGCCTTTGGTAGCAGTGCCTAGACCCCCTAGTACAAAGCCAGTAGTTTTATTTGATAAAATACGTGCAGTAATAGGATCGATTATTTTGCTCCCGCAATGACTTCGTCTCGCAATGTTTTGATCCTACGAAGTTCAGCCACGGAGCCTTGGATACGCTTTACCCTGTCCATGTCTGTCTCTGTGCTAATCTGAGTGAGAAGAGTTTCTATCCGTTTAGATGCGTACTCTTTAAGTAAATGATACTGATCTTTAGTGTTTACTAAAATAAGTAAGCTTCGA